CCTACTGAGACGTTATGAAAACGTATAAAGGGAAATACAAACCCACCAAACCACAGAAGTACGCGGGTAACGTCGACGACATCGTCTATCGCTCGGGGTGGGAGAAATATGTGATGATGTGGTGCGACAAGAACTCAGACGTGGTCCAATGGATGTCTGAGGAGTTGATCATACCCTACATCTGCGAGACCGACAAGAAACCCCACCGATACTTCGTCGACTTTGTGATTAAGTACAAGTCGGGTCGTGTGGTGTTGGTTGAGGTCAAACCCGCCAAGGAAACCAAGAGACCAGAGAAGAAACAGGGCAAGTCCCGACAGACACTCATGACTGAGGGTCTCACCTACATCAAGAACCAGTCCAAGTGGAAGGCAGCGGTCGAGTACGCAAAGGATCGTGGGTACCACTTCGAGATCTGGACAGAGAAAGAACTCACCGCAAAGGGTATCATGCCCAAGGCCGCGCAACGCGTCAAGTCCAAGAAACCCCTCAAAAAGATGCCCGCGTTCAAGAAACGTAAAAAACGTGTATAAATAGAGAGACAGGTTTTAGGACAAGGGTCTCATGTCTAAAATATTCCAGAACTTAGAGTTACAGGCGTTCCGTGCGGGTATCACACCTCGCACCAAGGAATCCCGTAGATGGTTTCAAAACAAGATCAAGAACATGCGTAGTATCAAGCGTGAGGACTTGATGGATGAGGATCCACTCAAGAGGACAGGACAAGAGGTCGTGGGTAACATGTATATGTTCTTCTACGATCCCAAGTTTAAGAACGATCGAAAGAAACTGCCCTACTACGATGCGTTTCCATTGATCATTGTGGTAGGTCCAGCGAAGGATGGGTTCTATGGGTTGAACCTGCACTACCTACCTCCGGTACTACGTGCGAAAATGTTGGACGCGTTGATGGACATCACCAACAACACCAAGTTTGACAAGACGACTCGATTCAGAGCGTCCTATCAACTCTTGACCAAGACCGCAAAACTTAAACACTTCAGACCGTGTTTTAAACACTATCTGAACAAACACGTTGAAGGTAAGTTCGCGTTAGTTCCCGCCCCTGAGTGGGAGATCGCAACATTTCTACCAACAGCAGATTTCCGATACGCGAGTAACCAGAAGGTCTACTCCGACTCGAAAAGTATGATAGGCGACTAACGCATGGCAGGAATAGAAGATCTAAAATCAAAGGTAAGTCTCAAGAACGGTTTCGCATTCTCACATCACTTCGCAGTGGAATTACCGCCTCTGGCTGGATTGAACGGTGACACTATGAATGTCCTGTGTAAGGATGTAGACATGCCGGGCAAACAGATACTAACCCTAGAAAGAAACGTTGGGATACATAACGAAAAGGTAGTCAATGGTTTTGCAGTAGCAGACCTTAATATGACCTTTTATATGACCAATGACTATGGTCCAAGAAAGTACTTCGATAAGTGGATGTCTGAGATGGTCGACGAAGAGACCGGAAACATACAGTGGAAAAAGGGAAAAGACGGAACTAAAGGTGGTTTTGCGAGAGACATCACGATCCATCAACTATCAAAACCACAGGCTCGCGTAGGATTTGATATAGGGATATTGGACATAAACTTCGATCTATTGGGTAACTCTATATACAGTGTGACCTTAGAAGATGCGTTCCCGATAACGCAAAATGCGATTAATCTGAACAGTCAAGGGTCGATCGTAGAACTTCAGGTGAACTTCGCGTACACCAAGTGGGCGGTGAAGAAAGACGCGAGAGGTAAACTTGCGGACCTAATTGATGCCAAGATCGGTATCAATCTGGGTGGAATTATTTAATTATTAGGATACATCATGGCATTACCAAAACTAAATGACTCGCCGAGTTATTCGGTGACGATACCTTCGTCTGGTCAGTCGACGACATTTCGTCCCTTTTTAGTAAAGGAACAGAAGGCGTTAATGATCGCATATGAGACACAAGAAAGGTCCGACATAGTCCGTGCGATCATTCGAACCATACATTCATGTATTGAGGAACCAATATCGAACAGACTCACTACTTTTGATGTTGATTACCTTTTCACTAAAATTAGGGCCAAGTCGGTAGGAGAACAATCGGACCTCATTATACGGTGTGAAGCGTGTGAGTCTGAAAATGAAGTACAGGTAGACTTAGACGGAATAGAAATAGATGGGGAAATCAAAGAAGGTGTAGTACAGATAACCGACGAAGTTTCCCTGTTAATGAAGTACCCAACATATGAGGAGTTCATGAACAACCCCAGTCTTTTAAACAGCGAGACGCAGACAGAGGGATTGTTAGAATTAATCATCGCTTGTATGGGGTCGGTGTTAACCGAAGAAGAAAAGTTAGATCTCGAAGACGAATCGAAAGAATCGGTATTAGAGTTTGTAGACTCGATGACCACCGAACAATTTGAAAGGGTCGCTGATTTTGTAAACTCAGCTCCCGCTATCAAACAGGACATTGCGTTTACGTGTAAGTCTTGTGGTCACGATAATCTTCATGAACTGAAAGGTATCGATGATTTTTTTTAGTCAACCTCTCTCACGATAATTTGATGAACTATTATCAGGTGAACTTTCAACTGCTCAACAACTTCAATTATTCACTGGACGAAGTTGAACACATGATACCTTGGGAGAGGGAGATATACCTCCAGATGTTGGTAGACGACATTCAGGAAAAAACGGAACGTGCGAAACAACAAGGATAAGAAATGGCCGAAGCGACGTTAAATGATGTCATCACTGCACTACAACAGCAGAATAGTGAAGACATCCTTCAAAATATGGTCGACCAGAACGCTGCGTTGGGAGAACAACTTGCGGCGTCTGAAAAAGCGTCCCAAGAAAGATTCGAAGAATCTGAAAAACAGAGACGCAAAGAGGCTAAAGAGGCGAGAGACGCCCGTATTCAAGCCTCTATAGATGCGTTGAATGAAAAAAACGAGTCCAAATTAACTGATAAAGACACGAAGCCTAAAAAAGGACGACTTGGTGGTCTCATGGAGTCCACGAAAAAAAGGGTCGGTGGAATAGGTGCAGCACGTTTTGCAGCTGGTGGTGTTGTGGGCGGATTGGCTATCAGTACTCTTATAGGATCAGAATCTTTCCAAAAGGCCGGTGAAATAGTCAATAATTTTGTTACTGGGGCGAAAAATCTTTTAGAAGAATCTGGCATCGAGTTTCCCAAACTCACAGATATGTATGCAGAGGGGAACAGGATCCTTTCATCTGCTCTGGACGGAATCATTGCAGTACAAGAGGGGGATTTCGCCGCATTCAAAGATGCAGTTCCTGACCTAGCAACATCAACTGCGATTCTGTCAAGTACTTTCAAAAACTTGATGGGTGGTCTCGATAAGGGTATACGAAGCGCAACTGCTGGTGTCGCCAATGCATTTAAGAGTGTCGGAAGCGGACTAACCAAGGCAAAGAATTTCGTTACAGGAAGTGCACCAAAAGTACCCGATGGTAACGAAAGAATGGCTATAAATCGTCGAACCACAAGTACATTGAGTGGATCTCAAAAAGCCGCATTAGAAGCCAAAGGTATTAAGGTCGACAAAGCGGGCAACCTGATCTCAGAGGGCAAAAGACTAAAGGTAGGCGCTGCAGACGAAGCGTTAAAGGGAGTCGGTGCATCAACATCAACGTCCAAGAGTCGTATCAGAGACGGCGCTCAGAAAAAAATACAGGGAATGGTTAACAGCGACAACAAGTATGCAAAAGGTGCCGGAAAACTCGCGCAATTCATAGGACCAAAAGGTGCAAAGATTCTTGGTGGTCTACAAAAACTCTCAAAAAGGATTCCTGTTTTGGGTCAATTGTTAGGAGTGGGGACTCTCGGAATGATTGCTGTGGATGAAAATCTATCGGCCGAACAGAAGACCAAAGAGATGGCCAAAGTCTTTGGTGGACTTGGTGGTGCCACCTTGGGTGCCATTGCCGGTAGTGCATTAGGTACAGCGTTAATACCAATCCCAGGCATAGGTACTGCAATTGGCGGAATTGGTGGTGGTATATTCGGATCAATGTTTGGTGAAGAAATTGCAGGGGCGATCGCTGGTGCTATCATGGGAGACGCACCAAAACCATCCAGTGATATGCAGAATCTCGTAAAGGAAATGGGTGGTTCATCAAAACAACCATCAACGGGTGGAGTAGGTTCCTCCCTTGGCAGTAGCAGTGGTGTAAGTGCGATGCCATCAACAACAGGAAGCGCACTATCCTCTGGACAGAGCGCATACCAGACAGCACAAACTCAGGTTGCTGGTAACACAAATATTGTCGCACCTCAGTCAACCACAAACAATATCGGTGGTGCCAACGCAATGGTCACTGGTGGTTTAACTCCAGTCGATCCGTTCTCGGCAGGTACCTCATACGCATAAAAAAGGGGACCGAAGTCCCCCATGTCCACTGGCAGTGTCGATTAGTTAGGATTGGTCGCGTTGATAATCGCTTGTACCAATCTCGCTTTAGTCCACGACTTGGGCAGTTCCAAACCTAGACTATTACCCACCTCTAACAACTGCGCCTTGGTCAGATTCTCCAGAACCTCCGGATCATAAGGACTTGGTTCTGGTTGTCCTCCGGTGGTCTTCTCTGGTGAGGTCGACACCGACCTCCAGAGTAATCCAAACGCGACTAGTCCCGCGATGATGGTGATTATTGAATACATAGGATCCATTGATTAGTCCTCCGCAGCCATCTGTGCGAAATACGACAACGTATCATCTGACTCTTCTGCAACCGCAGGAGCGACGGCAGGTGCAGCGGTGACAATAGTTGGTTCATCCGCAGTATTCCAAGGTGGTGCCTCTTCCGCAGTAGCGACTGCTTCGTTGCGTACTGTTGCACCCGCACCTGTAGCGAGACCCAACACAGTCTCCAACTTGGCCTTCAGGTCATCGTATGACTTGAACCAGTTTGCATCGTGTGCGTTAGGGTAGTTGGGGACGATGAACTCGTTGAGGTCGTACAACGTGTTGTAGATCGCTTCGAGTTGTGTCTCATCAGCACCAGCAAGTGGGGTCGGAGATTTGAAGTCTGACTTGTCATAATTGCGATACCCTGCAACGTTGCGGATCTTCAGTTCGAAGTCTGCACCCTTCCAGAAGTCAAATACATTCACTGGCTCCTCGCCGGGGAATTCTGGTTGCATCATATCCATGATCTTGTCAAAGATCTTCTTACCGAACTCGTAGATGAACACCTTGCCGTTGTTCGCTGGGTTCGCGGGATCGTTGATCACTTGGATATTTGTGACGTAGTGTAGACGACGCTTCTGGCGACGTGCAGTTTCCTTGTCCTCTTCGATACCTGAGTTCCACAGGCGCGAGTTCAACTCACCGACTGGGTCGTTCTGACCAAGAGTAGTGAGTGATCGTTCGATGTACCACTGTCCGGTCGGACCTTTGAATGCGTGATCCCAGTAACGGACCCAAGGAAGGTCTTGACCGTCTGCTGGGGGAAGGAAACGAATTACAGCGTAGCCGTTACCCTGTTCATCAACAGTTGGCTTCCACTTTCGGTCGTCTTGATACTTGTTGGTGTTGGTGGTCTGACCCGCCGCTTCTGTCGCAGCGCTGACCAACTTTGAGATGTCCATAGATTTGGACTTGAGATTTGCAAAAGACATAATATGTACCTTGTATAAACTAAAATATAAACTAAAATATGAGATTGCCTCTAGGGCATGTGTATTTATACGTCTAGTGAATTCTGCTTAGGCAGGAAGTTCAACTGACGCGCCTCATTCTCCAGATGTTCGACGATGGTCGGTGTCAGATATTTTTTGATATCCTCCAGTTCCAGACCATTTTTCTCGCATAGGTGAACAATGCTATCCATATAGGACATGCGGTTCTGGTAGACGAAGGTCTCGATCATCTGAGAAAACGACTTCTTTGTTAGGAAGTTTTCCTCTGGATTCTCGTTACCTTCAACCATTCAGTACCTCAATGTTAGTGACGTTGTCTACACGAAACGATCGCCACGCCTGTTTGTCGATTGCGAACGCACGGATCACTGTCTTATTGACAGAGTGTTGATCGATGTCGGTCGCCTCCGGTGCTGTGTAGGATGGCATGAACGAGGTCAACAGGGTGCAAGGCATTACTCGCTCCTCACCGTTTACCTTCGTGAATGTCACCTCTAACACGTTAGAGCGCAATTGCTCTACGATATTGTCATACGACATAGTCGCCTCCTCAGAATCGTTCGAATTCTTCATCTTCTTCAGACTCTTCTTCGCCGTCTGCACCTTGACCTTGGTGTACGAACTCTAAGAAATCCTCGCTCTGATCAAGGACTGCAATAGTGTGTTCGAAGGCCTCTAGTGTTTTCAACACGTTTACACGTTGTTGATCCGACTCATCACGCTCTGCGTAAGTCTTACCGAACTCCTGTAGAAGTTCGATATATGCGATGCGCATATACTCACGCGCGATTAACTCCACATCATTCTGTGGATACTGACCGAGATCGATCAGATTTTCGGGTTGTGTTACTGCCATTAGCTCCATTCCTCTGGTTGGACATTTGCTTCATAAACATCGGAGTAGTGTGTCGCTACATACCGATCTGTGTCAGTCCAAGAAATATTGGACTTACAATCTTGCTCATCAAGAGCAATCACTTCACGCGCCAACTGATTGTTGGAACGCGAAACCTTGTCACGCTTTTGAATCTTGAGCGCTGCTCGACGAATCATCGCGTATCGTTCTTCTTTAGAAACCTGCATAGTATACCTCATTCAATGGTGTGTGTCAAGAAATTTTGTCGTACTGGAATCGAGCACGGTTCGCGATCATAAAAAGATACTCCGTATCCATATGCGGATACTTCTCGCGCAGGAAGTCGATGACTTTCGCCCAGTCCACTACCCCCATGAAGGTCTGGGCGATTGCGTGGTCGAGTGCTTCCTGAATGTACTGATCTTCGATTGGCATTACGAGTGCTCGTTGTTGGGGTAAAGAAGGTCTTGAGGGTAACCTCGTTTCTTCACCTCTTTCTTACGGTCGACGTGGGTGGATGGCCGATTGAACTTCGGCGAGTGTTTCGCCACCGGATTCGACCGCGTTGTAGACTTCTTCTTCATAGGAGTATGCCTCATGTTCCCAAGGTTGATCAGCGTACTTGACGTTGACGTATTCCTTGCCGTCAAAAATGTATTTGTAGACGATCCCGTGTGCGTCCTCACACCATGTGAGACCTATATGTATAAGTCTCCCAGTGAGGATCTGAACTGCGTGGATCATCTCGTGTGCAATGTGCACCTTAACCTGATCGTCGGTAATCTCCCCATCCAGACGGACAGTGAGGTCGACGCGGTCTTCAGTCCCATCCGCCTCAGCGGAGAAATGGGTGATGTCCTCTTCCTCGAACCTGACCTTGACGTAACCACCAAGGCGGTTGATCCCCAGCGCCTCTGCAACACGGAACGTGTAGTCCGACAGGGCCCAACTAGGGGAGTTTTCAATTAAGACGTTCTCTGCGACGTTCATTAGTGTACCGTGTCACTTCCATTAGTTGCGAGCAATGCAGTCTCGTGAATGTCGATCTGTTCACGTATCACATCTAACTGTTCTTCGACTGACAGTCCCAGACGCGTCATCTCTTCCGCGAATCCGCCGTTATCCAAGAACCCTTCTAAAAAACTCTCGACGATGAGATCGAGCGCATCCCCGATCTCGCCTACGTTATACCACTTCATTACTTCGCACCCATCTGGAGCAACTTGTTCTCGCGGTAGTAGAACCCTGTGGGGGTCGACAACTTACCGACAAGGGCGAAGTCCTCTGCCTTGAGACGGGGCAAACCACCTTCCTCATCACCAAGGTTGTTGAACTCGTTGAGGTAATCAACGGCGTCCTTGAGGTTGTCAAACGTCTCAGTGTATCGACGATTAGTCAGTTGGGGCTTAGCTACAAATTCCATTACTTCTCTCCTTTCATTTCGTGGCGGTACTCTCTCTTCAACCACCACTTATACATTCCAAAATAATCTAACGAGGTATAACTAGGGACCTGTCCAGTGATCCCCTCAATTTCGTCTCTATGTTCAAACCACTTCTGGCAACACCAGTAACGGAAACTCATTACGCGTACCAACTTCGGTAGAAGTCTTTGCCTTCTTCGGCAGGACCAGCGTGACGCACATCGTCGATGTTGATGTACTTACCAGTGATTCGCTTCTTGAACGCGTCACCGATAAAGGCATCTTTGACAGGAACAACACGATCACTCATGAAACCTTCAGAACCTTCTACAGTAGCGACAGCGATCTCACGCAGAGTGACAGTCGCACCCTTCTTGGCGACGACTTGGTAGGCGTCGATGTTGGTCTGTTCCCAACCCCAAGAAGCGACGTAGATGTCACCCTCTTTGACAGACTCAAGAGCGGCCGCCTTCGCAGCAGCACGAGCAACTTTGCGTTCTTGTTTCCACTGTTCCGCACGATCAAGATCAACAAGGAACTGTTCGATGTGTTCGATCATGCGAGCGACACTACCGTAACGGTAAGCGAACTCAGTCTTGTAACCCAAACGGGCACGTTTAGTGGGGCGGTTACAAACCGCAGTGATTTTCTCTTCGTCGATCTCCAACTGGAGACCACGGGCTTCATACTTCTCAATCAAATTCATCATAATCAACTCTCTCTCAACTCAATTTACACAGGTATTATATCAAATTCTGGAAGATTGTCAACACTTTTTTGAAACTTTTTTATGTTAATTTTTCACAAAAAACGGGTTGAATCTTCTGTTCGACTATCTCCATCGCACAGGGATCTTGCGCCATAACATGCCACATCACGGTGTCCTTGTGTTGACCGACTATAGTGATATCAAACTCCTCACCGAAAATGTCGTATCCCTCGAAGGTCCACTCGTAAAAGATGTTGGGCTCTCCCAGTCGTTCAACCAATCGCTCGTAAGTTGCGTCGATGTATCCTTGCAACTCCATACCTCTCAACTCCTCTCCTCAACCAAAATAGACTCCCATTATACCTGATCTGAAAATAAACGCAAGCGTTTTCTTAGATTATTTTGGAATAAAGGGTGCGTTTTTTACTGCTTTTAACCACGCCTCTGGATCCTTCGCTTTCGACGGAGTGACCCGCAGACCCTGCTCCTTAAAGTTCGCCTTGAGTATCGAGGCGGTCTCACGACCAAGGAACCTCGACACCAGTTTCAAGAGACACTCACGGAAGGTCACGTGGTGGTGGCTGTATCCTGCACTGTGTGCGAGTTCGTGTAGGACGATGTACTTGTTGAAACCAAACGCGGGCGAGATCTCGATCCACGACCCGTGCGACCTACCCATGTATGCCGCTCGACTTCCCATGTTGCGTGACTGGACGACCCGCACCTTGCCGTGATAACGGGACACCTTCTCCCACGTCTTAGACGCGGTCACTTGTTTTACAAACTTCTCTACGTCCTTGAATTCCTTCAGAGGACCGATCAAGTCGGGATGTTCAGCTTCGAGTTTCCACTCTGCGTTGTAAGTCTTGGTCTTCTCGCTGTCGCGTTTTGGTAGGATCGTCTTGCGACGATAGTAGTCGGAATACTTGTTGGCCTGACTGGTAGTCAGACCCGCGTTCAATGCTCTGCGATAGGCAGTCCGCATTATTTCTTTTTCCTTGTAGTCGTCTTCTTCTTGACCGGCGCCTTCTTAGTCGCGGCCTTCTTACGGGGTTTTCTTTTCGGTTTCGGTTCCTCTCGTGGCCAGTCTTTGGACAGGAACTCCTCGATGGTCAGACCGGAGTTGTCGAGCATGTCATCGAACCTCTTCTGGTCGGACATGTCCCACGAGTTGTTGATGAACGATCCGAAGTGATCCATCACCATGTCCTGCATTCTCAAATCAGCATCCGGTGTCTTGGATGGTGGCTTGTCGAACAGGTAACGGATCTTCTTGCTCAGATTGATCTTGACGATTTTAGGCATAGGTCTCCTTATGCAATCCCGTGGATGATACCGATTCGCTTCTGTTTATTGACGATGACCGTCACAGTTGAACCGACAGATCGTTCGGGTTCACCTTCGTAATCAAGGTAGGTGAGTTCCTCGAACACTCGTTTACCATACTTGGTGAACTCGACCAAATAGGTGCGCCAGACACTCCGACGCATGTACTTTTCAAAGTCTTTCAGGGGCATTACGCACACTCCTCTATGATTGGTTTCGCGATGAGGTAGACACCCATCGCACTGGGGACATCACCGAAGTAATACTCACTCGTTAGCAGTCTCCACTTGGCGAGGTACTTGACCTCAGAATCGTCCGCACTACTGATCGGCGGGAACCAGACTGCAACCTGTTCGCCACGGTCACCAATGACCTCACCAAGACGGGTTGCCCCATCAGAGTTGATCTGGACCACACGACCTTTCAAATTCTCCATAACATCTCTCCTCTCATTCAACACAGACATTATCGCACATGTTTCAAAAATATACAAGCGTTATTTTCGGTAATTTGTCACAAAGTGTAAAAATAGGGGAGCGGTCCACTTACCTGTCAGTCGGAATCTTCGAAAGACCGACTCCCCTCTTAAACTATTGAATGATGTATCCACGACCACCGCAAACATCACAGTCGTCGTCATACTCATCCTCGCTACCCCAATCGAAAGTGACAACACCAGACCCTTCACACTCAGGGCACTCCTCATCAAGATCAGAGTCGTCCTCATCGGAGTAATCGAACATGTCTTCGGTGTTCTCCATCGTCATCAACTGAGGATTGTAGGTCACCATCTTGGTGGTCATCTCCACGATGCGATCGATCGCGTGATGGAAGAAATCACCGTCGTAGTTGCCTTCATAGAGACGACCTGTAGTGTAGGGTAGGACGTACTCGAACAACTCCTTGTCGATCGCACCCTTCTCACGTAAGAACTTCAGGGCACCGGACGTGTTGTTACCCATCCCATTATTGTAGAAGTCGTAGCGCAGACGACCCGCAGCACGGATCATCTCACCCGCAACTGTCGCGGCATTACCTTCGCGAGGAACCAACTCCTCCCAGATTCGTTCAAATGTTGCACTCATTAGATCACCTCCACACGGTTATCAAAATCGGTCATCGACATCTCGAAGGGCACGTACATGATGCGACCCACACGTTGCATGTCGTGTTCTACAGAACCTGTCACAGAGTCTTTGACGAAGACGGTGTAACCGTCACAGACGTAGACCTTGCGAGGAGCGGTGTAATGGGGTTTCGCGTAAATCGCACCCTTCTCAAGCACCTCACCAACGAGGTAAGAATCGGGACGATCGGGCATCGGTTCAAAATCGTATGCGCGGATCATGTCTCCGACGTTCGCAGTGTTTTCAAATTTCAACATAATAAATCCTTAGTAGACGTAGGGTTCAACTGGGTGGCCAGCAGCGAGTTGTATCCCGGCGTAGACGAACATCCAGAGGATGGCGTTACCGAAGATCACTTCAGCGACTCGATGGGGACTTGCGGGTTTCAATTTGATCATTTCTTCTCTCTCTCATCTCAACTTACAGGGTAAGTATAACACGATTTGAAAACGTCTGTCAACACATTTTGAAAACTTTTTTATGGTAATATTACCAATACGCCTTAGTCAACCAGCCCTCCATTGCGTAGGCTTCGATCTCCCAAGGTTGACTGCGGTAAGGGATCATCACGTCTTCGGGGATACGATCTCTCTTCCATCGGTCCATGTCGGCGTTCAATTCCTTGCGAATGAACTGTTTGACGTGGACCAGTTCGTGGGCGAGAGTTTGTGCGATTTCGCCTTCGCTCTGATTGGTGTTGATTTGCACTCCAATCACGTCCTTCTCTTCGACGTGACAGAGACCCATTTCTGCGATGTTTTTGGTGAAGTGTACGAACACCTCGATTTCTCGTTTGAAGGTTCGTGGTAACAACTCATTGAGGACGTTACAGGCGAACTCTTCGTATCGTTTACGGTTCTTGACTCGACCGTG